CCGGGGGCGCCATAGATGAAGCCAAAGGTATCTTCCGCAATAATATCCTCAAGGAGTTCGACAGCCGGCGGCATCGCCTCCATCTCATCCATTGTCCAAAGCTTATACAGGTTAGGGTTGTGAGACTTAACGATCGGTGATTCTGGTAGTGCAATAGTTTCACTATCGGGTGGTGGTAGTATTTTTATATCTTCGATCGACCTGTAATCGTCGCAATCAAGCTTTTCAGGCTCTAAACTCTTTTGAGCCTCTATTGATATCTTAGTATCCCATTGGCGCATTGTTGCGCGCCATTTCTGCTCGAACAGCGTCCGGCCGCGTCCCTCTTTTTCGAGGAGCTCTTCCTTCGATTCGCCGTTGTATTTCAGCCGGCTTTCTACGTCATTGACGTATTCCTCAAAACACTCGTTCTTTGCCTTCTTTTCATTTTCAGNATCTACAAATGGGCACTCCTTGTAGAGATAAATGACATGNTTAAAGACAAGCGACTTCATGCGGTCCTCACGACCGTCAAGCTTTTTTCCCCATTCATTTGTGACATATTCAGGCGTCGATGTTCTGACGCGCTCGCCTGTGTAGGTATCTAANACGTTTGTGGATAGCGCGTCGATCTCTTGGCACATCCACTGCGGCATTACTTCTAATTCAATATTCCAAGGCTCTTTGTCCTCTACCCAATGATAGCTACCACCTGATTCGTGTTTNGATGGCGGCAACATCGCAAAGCCGCCTGTCCCTCGGATATCTACGCCTAGTTCACTATTCTTGCAGGTGGGACAAGACCATCCTTCAGGCGCAATGAATAGCATTTGGTATCCACCGCCGCCTGTTCGTTGAGTCGGACATTCGGACAAGATACCAGCGTTATGTTCTGCATGTATGCCATCCCACCAGATTTGGGCTCTGGGGTTTTTATGGGTGTCGAGATCAACAACAATGACGCGCCGAGGATGCACGCCAGTAATGAGACCCATATTACTTCTTTGGGAATATCTCCCTGCCGTTCCATACCATTCATCAAATTGCTCCTGCGTTGATAAGTCGTGTGTGTATTGCTTCCAGTTTTCTAAGTGAGGGCGTTTCCAATTTTTGGTTTCTTTATGCGTATATGCAGGGACAACCTGCATACCTATTGAGCGATAAAATCTTGCATGGTCTGCCGGTGAGGCAAACTCTTCATCAAAATCAGGTAACATGATTGCCCCATATATCTATTGACGTGAGATATAAAAATAATTAGAAGGATGAGGCTTGACTCCCAAACTTCCACGCCGCGTCTCACAAACGCGGCGTTTTTTTATTCACCATAAGGTCTGTGCATTAACGCTTCGCTGACAATAGTTGCTTCGTCTGTTTTATATAAATTTTTGTAAACTTCATCATATTCTCTTTGCAATAATCCTATCCAGTCACCAAGAACGTCAAGCTTGGCAATGTCACCATATTCGTCAAAATACTCAGACAAAGTAATATCTCCATCTGGATCATCTCTTCTGTCCCATAATGTTCCTAAGCGAACACCCTTATGTCTTTCTGTTGCGTCCCATCCAAGGGTAAATCTATCAGTCATATCAATCTCCATTACAGTTGTGTTTGTGCACCATATAAGGCTAGTAACGCCGCCTCTGCGCGACCATGATCTTTCTTTCGACGGAAGTGCTCAGACTTAGGCCATTGACTAATTGCCAAAGCACGAGCTGCCTCCTTATCTGCACAAAGACCAAAATACCGTTTCCACTTACCGGGAGANACATCAACCCTGCGTATGCCTGCAGANCCAATCACACCCTTTGCAACGCCATATGCAACGCCAAAATTAAAAGAAGATGAGACACCTTGCTTAGGCATTGCGTGAACAGATTCCACAACAGCCAAATCGGGCTGATGATGCGATATCAATTCAAACAACGCCGTTGCATTAATTTCCTTACCAATGATTGGCACATCATATGCCGCAATAAGGTGAATATCGTTTGTATAATAAAAGGCGACAGCGCCAGAGGCACCGGGATCAACACCCATAATGCATTTATAAGACATAAATTCTCCTGAGAAGATTTTTAATCTCAATGGACAAACAATTTATAACGCTAACCCCAAACCTAAATTTTTGTCAATGTTCATTTTTTAGTTGACGTCGGGTGGCGGTCCTATATGTTGAGCTATCGAATCGATATTGATCTACCTATAGAGGTCTTGTGAAAAACAATCCATTTTCCGCTCATGGCATTGAACATTTATCGCCGTCGACCTGTAACCTGTTTACTGGTTCCCCGGCAATGTTTGTGCTGGATAAATGCCTGAAGCGCAAGGGACAAGTAGGGTGTGCCGCCTATCGCGGGACCGCNACTGAGAANGGTATTGAGCANGGCCTAATGACNGGCGCTCCGGTGGAGGAATGCATTAAGGTTGCCGACGAGGAATTTTGGCGTCTGTCTGCGTTGTCAGGAGATCCATCCCGTGAAAAAGAGCGTATGGCCGTTCCTGAGATGGTTAAGATCGGATATGCCGAGCTCATGCCATATGGGCAGCCAACGAGCGTTCAGGGCGCCATTGAGCATTGGTTTGAAGGTATTGCTGTCCCCTTCATTGGATACTATGACTTTGAATGGAGCAATCACAAAATATTGGTGGACCTAAAAACGACACATGCGTTACCTTCCAAGATCTCTACAAATCACGCGAGACAAGTGGCTTTGTATACTGCTGCCCGTGGCAATGAGAATGACCCAAGGCTTACTTATGTCACGACGAAAAAGTGCGCGACGTATCGGCTTGAAAATGTATCTGAACATGTCAAGAGTTTGGAGCGAATCGGTCTTACGATCCAACGGTTTCTATCGATAAGCGAAGATCCTATGGAACTGGCTCAGCATGTTGTGCCAGAGGTCGACCATTTCTACTTCAAAGACGCAATGGTGCGTCAGTCAGTCTTTGAAATTTGGGGGATATGATGATTCCAGTATGTCAGTTTGGTTATCTCGAACTTACAGGTGTTCTGGGTGAGACTTTGTATGTAAAGGCCAACAAGATTTATGGAATAGAAAACGCTGAAGAAACTGAAAGTTATCGATCCATAATTTCATGTTATGACGATATGTTTCGCGTTATGCAAACAACGCAGGAAATATTTGCTTTACTAGAAGCAATACATCCAACAATGCGCTAAACGGAATTTCCCAAATGGGAAGAGGTAAGTGCTAGACCAGATTAGCACATCAAGGAGAGTAATATGTCTTTCAATGGTTTTTTTGACAGTGTCGGTGAAGATGTAACCTTTCTTCCAATCGTTAAATATGATGCGCGCTCAGGTCGCATCACGAGACGTGACCGTGAAAACGGTGAAAACAATGACGTTGATATCACAAGAAGCTTCAAGGCTATTATGGATTTTGAGAATGTTGAAATTGGTTGGTCTGACTTTACTAATGGCCCTCCTGATTTCCGTCTCGTGCGTTTCGCTGACGGCGGCTCAATACCAAAGCCAGCTGAAGGAAACTTCAAGCGCTGCGTGCGCTTTGTCGTTAAACTTTCCAAGGAATGCGGAGGAGACGTTCGTGAGTTTGCATCGAATGCCGGTGCGTGCCTCGACGGCGTTAAAAAACTCAAAGACGCATACGATGCGGGGATCAAGGCCAATCCCGGAAAGTTGCCTGTAGTTTCGTTGGCAGATACTGTTGCAAAGACTTCAAGCGGAGGGGCTTTGAAGACAACGAACTACGTTCCTGTGTTCGAGATTACGGGGTGGGTAAATCGTCCCGATGATCTTGTATATCAGGCGCGTAGTTCGTCTACTCCTGCTGCCGCTCCTTCTTCTTCAACTCCGCCGGCAACTGGTTCTACAAAAGTAGCAGCTCCCGCTGAAGACTGGGCAGACTTTGGATAATATAAATTAGGCGGGCGCTTAAGCCCCCTAATACAGGGGCGCGGTGTATCTTGCAAAGCCGCATCGCGTCCCAATTACATAAGGAACGGACATGAGGTTTTTAGTTACTATGAACATGCCAAGCTTTAACGGCAACCTTGTTCATCAGGTAAATGTAGAGCATCCATCAAACAGCTTGGAAGAGTTTGTTGATACTTTAACAACGAATGATTTTGTTGTCGTTGAAGAGTTCTACAGAGAATCTCAGACTGGAAATGAAATAAGTCGCGGAACATTGGCTTTAAATTATCGCTTTGTCGGAAAGATTAAAGTGATGAATGGTGAATCTTATTTAGCAAATAGAGGAAATAGATAATGAAATATACAGAGATATTGACGTCTTCTGCTGCAGCAATTTCTGATCGTAGCAATAAATATGGGACGCCTGATGATTGCTTTAAGGCAATTGCTGAGATCACTGGCGCTATTCTTGGCCGTGAAGTGACTGAGCATGAGGTTGCTGCATTTCAGCTTGGAACAAAGCTTGGCCGTGCGCGCATGAATAGAGAATATCCAGACAACTATGTTGATGGTGCAAGCTATATCGGTTTCTTGGGACATTTTGCTATGAAAGAAGAAAAAGCACCCGGCCCATCATTTACAATCCCAACATCAAATATTGAGTCTTTAAGATCTAAGAAAAAGCCATTTACGTCATTGGCGGTAGATCTTGACGCTCTTTCAGACGAGATCGTTGGTTAAGACTAATAATATTGGTGTGGGACATGCCTGAAGATAAGTTTTATAAATACGTTCCACACCACCAACAAAAAGTATGGGAAGACCTTGGTTGGACTTTCCATTGCGATTTAGGACCACCTCATGCTGCATATAGCAGTCTTTATATTTGGTCTGGCGAGGGGGACCCTGTTGTCCCTACAATAGAGACGCCCATAATTAAGGAGAAAAAAAATGAACAATGAACCAGATTATCAAACAGGCATAAAAGATGAGCGCGCACGCTGCGTCGTTGTGTGTGAATACTGGAAGAGGCCAGCTTACATTGCCACGCATTATGGTCCTATTGAGGGTAATGCTATGGCTGTCCTTCAAAAGGTTGTTGCCGGTATTGAGGCAGACATCCGCAGCGGCAGCCAGCCAAACGGTTAATGATGATATTTATTGATATGGAGATTGGATATGGAATCCGCCGGAATATACGCGGTAGGTGCAAAGAGATATGGGTCTAAGGATGGGTTGGAAGATTTTCCTACTCCTCCTTGGGCCACACGCGCATTGATGGAACATGTTATTAGTAAGGACCGCGTAAGAGATCAAAGCGTGTGGGAGCCTGCAGCGAACCGGGGATACATGTCTCGGCCACTGCAGGAGTATTTTAAACATGTTGCTGAATCAGACATACATGATTACGGCGAAGGTAATGTATGTGACTTTCTAAATGCAGAGGGCCTTAACGGTAAATTTAATTGGGTAATAACAAACCCTCCATTTAATAAGGCGCAGCAGTTTATAGAGAAAGCCCAAAAGGTAGCAACAGATGGCGTTGCTATGCTTGTAAGAACAGCCTTTCTAGAGGGCTGTATGAGATATAATACTTTGTATCTCCACAATCCTCCAGATGTTGTTGCTCAATTTGCTGGACGCGTTCCTATGGTTCAAGGCCGTATGGATAGACATGCATCAACAGCAACAAGTTATGCTTGGCTTGTTTGGTATATTGATAACCTAAACGACATTGAAAAATTAACAATATTGCAATGGATACCGCCCTGTAGGAAGGAGCTTGAGAGAGATGAAGATTATGCATGATACACAATCTCGCAGGTTCAAAGATCCTTCAGCTTTGACGGATTATGAAAGGGGTCTTGTTGAGTTAAAGAAGCAGGGCCTTACGCATAAGCAAATAGCCCAAACATACAAGGCAAGTGAAAACACAATATCCAATAAATTTACTGTAATTAATCAAAAGATGAGACTTTTGGAGATGGAAAAATGACAATACTTGTTCCAGCATACTGGCCATTATTCAAAACTCATGAACTGAGAAGGTTTGATTATGCTGCACCAAACGCTCCTAACTTTACAAGTGTTTTTAGTTACGATGTTGGTAGTAATAGTATGCTGTATAATAATTATGACTCTAACCTGACGTGGCTTAATCGCTGGTATTATCAATATCGC